GACACCCAGCGCGTTGAGATCACTCTCAACATTACTGCCGCCGGTCCCTTCGAAGAAACTCTCGACTTGTGTCAGCTCGTTGTCCATCCCCATGGTACGGAGATAAGAGTTCGAGATGGCGGTCACGAAGTTCTCAGGTTGGCTAAGCTGTCCCGCAAGCAGCGTCGGTGCGGCTGTTGCAGTCGGTGCATAAATCTCATCCTCGTTCGGCATGAACTTCTCATCCGGATTGAGGTTCATCTTCTTAATCATGTCAGCGGTTTTGCTGATGGTGATGGCGTTGATGCTGGACTCGTGATAACCCTGCGTCGCTAATGCACGCGAGAGCACCAAGTTGTCCACCATTTTAAAGCCATTCGGATTGATAATCCGTTCACCCAGAGGCGTACGGTCATAGACCGTTTGCATCCCATGGATTTCGTTGATGTACAACACCATGTCGTTTGGCAGGTTACCGAACAGGCTCTGTTCTGCCTGTGAAGTATAACCGGTTACGATATAACGCAGCTCCTGAGATCGGGTGTCGTTAATCGGGTTTGCCACCAGTACCGCCACGAAGTTATACAACCCCGTGTCACGGTTTTCGTACTGGAATGGTTGAATGTTTTTGTCATCGCCGGAGATATTGACCAACGGACGTTCGAAACCGTCCGGTGTACCATCAAAGCCCACGATGTTACTGAGTGAATCTTGGTACGCTTGCGTACCCGAAGCAGATTGGCCATTCTCTTCGATGATTTCAGACAACTCGCCTAATGCACCGGTCGTGGCGTTAAACGCGATACGACGACGGTACTGCTGTGGGATTTCACGTACTGGGAATAACTGTAAGTCGCGTAATAACATCTTGATTCTCCTTATGAATTAAACCATTTTACTTCACTGACTTTCTGGCGAGCTTGAATCGCTAAGAACTCAGTTAACTGCGTGAGGATGCGACCGTGTGGTCGATAGTTCGGAATATCCGGTTCACACTTCAACAGCTCTGCGGCTTCTGGAGACGCTTTGAGATGGAAGTGATACGGGTTCAGGTGATTACGCACCAACAACTCTAACGATGTGCGAACGATACTCTCCTGTGTTTCGTTACGGGGTGAACGGTATGCCTGAGGATAATATCTATCTGTAGATATTTTCAGTTCGCTGTCAATCGGTTCGATTGGATAGCCACTAATATTCCCCGGCAACATCTCACAACTGAGCAACTGAGCCAACTGCGGCATTCCGTAATACAGGTAAATGGCCTGAGCAAGACCAACCCCATACGGGAACTTGTCTGGATCGATATCTTTGAATGACCGGTGGTCAGCAAAGCGATGCAGCGCCGCGGCGGCAAGCCACTCATGCAGTTCGTACGTTGGCCCCGTATGGTTGACGATTTGAGAATCAATCAGACACTTCGCATTGGCAGGCGCAATGTCATAACCGGACGTTTTGATGAAACGGCGATAATCCTTAAACGTCATCCCCGGACGTACGTATTCCTTTATTGGTGCAGGGCTACGACCTTGTACTAAGTCGATGGCACTGACCTTCCCCTTTTCCCCATTAAACACCACGGCAGTCGGATGTTGTTTCAAGATAACCTGCTGGCCCGCGATACGGTTTGCAAAGCCGGATTCCACTTCGGTACGGATACCGAAATAAATGCTGGAGACGATAGAACTGTCTTCCAGTGACCCGTCTGGGAAATCGCAATAGCAAGGACGCAGTGCCAGTAGACGAACAATCGTCAACGACAGCAGGTATTCATCCATCATGTCTGATCCGTAACCCATAACGGATGACAGGATTGACAGGCTGGTACCTGAGCCACGGTTACTCATCTCTTTCTGGAACTTCTCTACCAGACTCGGTAAGAACAACTCCAGCTTCTGAACGGCTTCGGACTGGCGGATTTCAGTATCGGACAACAGGTCGAACGCGAGGTTGATTTTGTACACAACCTTACGTTTGGCTTCCTGCGAGATACCTTTACCTGCCACGTACGCCCCAAGCACCGCAAATACCGGAATGAACGGTTTGATTAACAACGTCAAAATCATCAGGTGATAATAGTCCGGGACAAAGTACGTCATGGACTCCGTATAGTTCGGCGACATGTCTGCAATTGAAGCATGTAGCTTTTGCGGGATGAACACGTTCTTCAGTGGATACAGCTCTCTGAAACGTTCGGCTTTGTGGTGTTTCGCGATGATTTCCATGACCTTCGGTGCATGTTCGCTTATAACCTCATCGCCTTCTACTGCCAATTCCGACAACAATGTATAAGCCCCGAACAGCTCGTCTTGTTCCGCTTCTGTCAGCGTACCCCAATAACGATTCAGTTCGATGAACAGCAAACGGTCTGCTGTTAACACGACACCTTTACTATCGCGCGGCTCGGGACCCTGCCGTTTACGCTGGGTTGGAATCTGGTCGAACCGTACTTCCTCCCCATTGTGGCTGATAGTAATAATCTCTTTATTCTTTACAATTTTCATTATCGCGAAACCCCGATTGTTATTAGCACGACGATAAAATCTATCTAAAAAGGAATCGAATGCAACCGGAACACATAATCGTCCTAAGCCCACGGGTTGTCCCGTGGGCATTATTTTAGTTAAACGTAGTCGTCAAAATTGTCCGTTGCTGCCGGAGCAGACTGCTGGCTACCGCCGCCCTGATAGTTATTATTGTTGTTACCACCGCCTTGACGATTGTAACCACCGCTACCCTGACGACCGCTGCCGTTTTGATTCCATTCGCGCTTCTTGTAGCTATCATCCAGCCACTCTTGGAACTTGTGGAAGCGGCCAATGAAGGCGCGACACATACGTTCCGCATTTTCGAGATCAGACACCGGCGTACCGTTGCGCACGATACCGTAACCTTTCGGTGTGGTGAAGAAGAATTTCTTCGTGCGGCGCTGACCGTTAATTTCACCGCCAATCGCCATGAACGGGATCAGGTCATCACCACGGCCAACAGACAGTGTGATGGTACCTTTATTACCGCCAGAGAATGGCAGACTGAGAACGTCTTTTTCAGACTTCTTCAGAATGTCATGCAGTGCATCAACCAGTACCTGACACATGGTCGGGCCGAGGTTGTAATAAACGCCTTCGCCTTTGCCGAACGAGTAGCTGAACTTCAGACCTTCGCAGTCAGGCGAGTCTTTAAAGAAATTCGGCTCGATACCCAGCTTACGTGTATTACCCTGATTATCAGGTTCGGTCTGCGGGTAGCACCACTTGTCGTTAAAGAGTTCTTTGTTTACCATGGCCATGTTGGCGTCCTTCAATTAAAATGTTTGGGTATCCTCAAAGGATACCCCGGTGGCGTAAAAAGTTAGTGGCTCAATTTGCGCAAGTAATCAATAACGTGCGGTTCGTTGACCAACTTCAAACAGTTGTAAATACGGTCCATCGATGTGGTCTGATCCCAGTTGTATTTCTCAGCTGTTTTCAGTAACACATTGCGAATCTTTCTGTCTTGTGGTGCGAACATGTACTGGTCACCAAACAGAGTCAGAAACGCTTTGTTAAACGGTATCTGCTTCGGCTTGTTGTACATCTTCGTGTACCACTCCAGTTGTTTCTTTACCTTCCCGCTGTGGGATTCAAGCAGGCCCACTTTCGGGAACCGCTCTTTGTGGATAAGATCAGCCGGGTAGTGCGTTAACAACAGGGTGTCTTTGTTGTTCTTTGGGAATACATCAAACGCCAGAAGGTTTTCCATCCCCGTTTCTTCGTTCGTGAGCATGTGATACAAGTCCTGCTCAACGGAATTGAAGAACGCCTGATTCGGGGTCATCGTTTCGTCACCGCCTAACGCATTGCGGAACTTCGCGAGAGGAAACTGCTTATTGGCCGATTTGTACAGACAGATATAAGGGACACATACCACCGCGGGGGCCACCGCCGCAGCGGTGGCAGTGAATTGTTCTATATCTTCTTCGACACAAGTTCTTAAAACGTCAGCAGTTAATCTTTCACGATTATCTTCGAATGCGTAAAAAGCATTACGGAACAACGTACGGAGATTAAGATAAATCTCTTGATACTCATGGATGGGCAGCTTGCCTTTCCAATCAGCATATTCGCCCGTATGGAGTAAACCTTCCATCGCCAATGACGTGGCGATTGACATCTGATAATTCCCAAATACGCGGTCAACGCTTATTGGGGTTCTCATGCAATGCTCCTAATGATATCGGATACAATCTCTAAGTCGTATTGCTGACCTTCGAGTCCGTTCAACATCACGGCCTCAACATTGTCGGGGCCGATGCGCTCATCCGCGATAGTTTCCGTGGAGAACACAGCTTCGAGTGCTTTCTCTTCCTCGTCAGTGTTAATACGCACTCCCTCGATGTGGAATGGGTATTCGCGCTTCCAACGGTTGATGTGCTCCTCGATAGGAGAGTCACGATAGTATTCCACCTTAAACCGGCCGATAGCCGATGAGACGTGGGTATCGATATACTCCAACGCAGCCAGACACTTGGCGTACTGCGCCTCATGGTCTAGGCTTGCTGCCACAGAACACTGTGGACAGGCTTCGGTGTTCACAAGGAAATAGTTCCTTGCGAGCGTCGGTGTGAAGTCAACAAGGGTCATCCCTTTGTCTTCTTCCTCACCATGCGACAACCTATCAACGCTTCCGGTAACGCGTATCAGGTCGTTAATCTTCTCACGGTGGTCATGCCCAATATAAATACCGAGACGTGTCCGTGGAATCCAAAAACTTTCATTGAACGAACGGGGTGATTCCACCGGTAGTTGGAACGTAAAACAACCGTGCATAAAGAAGAAGTCAACCTTCTCCAATCCACGGGTCGCCATCAGTTCCGCCATTTCAGCTTCGGTGTTCGCAGCAATGCGGTCTTTGTACTCATCCTGCACCCAACCCACTGTCGCCTGAATCGCCGAATCATAAAAGATGCCGATGCCGTCGAGATAAAGCGCATCCGCGCCAATCGACTCGTTCAGCTCCTCAATAATCTTAGACTGGCCGTGGTCATGTGACGGCGTGCCCTCGACGATACGTAATGCGATCCCATTCGCCTTACAGTAATACAACAGCCACGTCAAGAACCCCATTGCTTCTTGGGAATCCGTCTGGCGGAGCTGTCGTGAATCCTCAAAGGCATCACCTGCTATATAAATAGCGTCGAGGGTATTGCCGCATTTGATGATGAGTGTTTTTGTCACATTCACCAAGTGCCATGTCGGCACTCGCTTATGTAACAGGTGCAAATCGCTCAACACCAAAATGCGTTTCACATCCAGTGGTTTCGGTGGGATGTTGTAAATCTTCTCAATGGCTCTCGCCAGAGAGGACTTAGAGGTCTTCACCATCTTCGATACCGTCGTCTGGAATAATCGGCTGGCGTTGAACAACCGCCGCGGGTGCAGCAGCTTTACCGTCGGCTTGGATCAAATCTTCCATGCCCGCAGGGTACGCAATCTGGCCATTCAGTTTATAACGCTTGAATACCCAGTTCAGCAGATCAATCGTTTGCTTAGCGCGACGACGATTGGTTTCGTACGAGGCCATCTCAATACCGTCCAGCGTATTGACAATGAGATCGTGTTTGGCGCGTGGCCCCAGAATCGGCAGGATTTCCGCACGGGACGAAATTTCCAGTGCTTCATCCGTCAGGGACTGTTGTCCTTCCACATGCAGCAGCGATTGTCCGGTGAAGAACAACGGTGGAATAGTGAACATCAGTTTGGTCGGGTCATCATCCTGCACAACCTGCAATGGCACCATCGCTGAACCGATGCAATTGATGTACGCGTTGTCATCAAAAGACCCATCCAGCAACCCGCTCAGAATCGGTAGCGCCTGACGACGGAACATGCTCTCAGTAAAGCGAGCATACGGGTCGAGGTTATCACGAATCTCCGCTTCGATATCCATCGCGCGGTTAAACTCGAAGACTTCCTGTGGCCCCATCTTGTTCAAATCGTACATGGCATTGTTTTCAAACTTAATCGGTTCGTCAGCCACCGTAGGCTCCTTTATCCACATTCACATAACGCAAGGCATCAACCCAATCACCACCCACCGCAGGAAGAACCCGCAGGCTGATAATAAGACGGTAGCGTATGTCTGAATCGTTAAGGTACTCGTAAGTACATTCGACCTCTACTCCGGCTGTAAACACACCCCCGTATAAGGTCACCAAATCCTGTTGGACCTTGGATGCTAACTCTTCGGGGTCTTGCGCGAACGCGGCACAGCGGAAAGAGAATGATTTGATATTGCCACGGTAAATCACTGACTGGCTATACCCGGCTTCGGTATAATGGTTCATCAGCTCCGTGATCATATCGCCGGTTGTCTTTGCCCAACCCCGCGTAGAAAGTGTTCCGACTGCAACGGCCATTTTTAATCTCCCCAGTTACTAACATAGGATTTGGGCGCTAACAGAAGAAAAAAAGAGAGGGTGCTTATCTCCCTCTCTTCTTCTATTACATCGAGGCGTTGAATTGGGAGCAAGGATCTGCATCTTCCCAATCAAAGTCTCGCATTCTCACGCGGTTGATATTTAACTCGACCTTCGCGACAGCGTCTGGGCGGTACTGACGTTCTTCATTGGATACCCAATGCCAGATACGGTCTTCATCGTATTCGGTTGAGACGTCAGTGGTCATCTCACGATAGTTATCGTCCGTGTGCATGTATGCATTACCACGGAAGATATCCAGTTCGGAGAAACCTTTCTCAAAGCCTGATGCCATAAATTCGTTATACGGTTTACGGTACTCAGGCATGGCCACCAAGAACGGTTGCAGCAGTGGGTTAGCGTGTTGGAACTCCCCAATAGTTTCCAACTGACGGATGCATTCTGTGCCATCGGAATGGCGCAGTTTGCGTACGGCCGCAGTGGTCTTACGGAAAAGCTCCATGTTCGCTAACTCACGACGATGCTCCAACACACTTTCACGCATGTCGGGGGCAATCAGGTCGATGTTAAATTTGCTTTCAAAGAAATCATGAAAGCCACTACCGGTTTCTTGTTTCGTAAACGCGGTAGAGATATTCTTCCACATCGACATACTCATTTGCTCCTGTTATAAGTCTTCGAGTGCTAAACCTACTTCGCCATCCTCTTCGGCCTCTAAGAGGAAGCTGTTCTGCATACTGATAAGTTCGCTATGTAAAATCATGCCTCTTTCTACCTCATTGACTTTGGTAGATGACATGAACCCGTTGTCTGGACGGAAAGCCATCGCCAGATCGATTTCGATTTGATCGGTCGGACGGTAAACCATGAGCTGGTCACCATCAAAGTCGGCGTTAGCCATCTTAATGACGCGGTCAGAAATACGAATCGAGCACTGGTCAACATCCGTGATGATTTGGTCAATCCACAACGCCTGTACAGACAGCTGAACTAACGTTGGGTTACGCAGCGGTAGGACAAGGATACCCATGCCACCCGGTGACTCCGCAATCAGCTCTTTGAAGATTTCATCCACTAACGGATCATACTGCATCGCCGCTTTTGCAACAATACGTTCACATTGACGTGAAGTAAAGCCACGTTGTAACAGTTTCGACTCGATGTCTACACTGAGCAACCCAACTGACCAACGCCACGGTGCCACCAACTTCCACGCATCATGCGGTGAGGCAATTGGTGAGATTGTTGCACGCCCCGAGTTACACACATGCGTTGAAGATACTTTCGCACGATAGTGGCCCGGCTTTTGTTCCAGCGTCTCACGACGGAAGTCAATATGGAAGTAGGTCAACTGGCGGTTTGCTTTCAGTGCTTTACTGATAACAAAGCGTGATTCCATACTGCGTTTACGAGTATACAGCTGCGCAATGTTTTTCACCGAATCGATAGCTGCGGTGAAGATAGGGTCAATCACCACACCACGGCGACCTTCCTCGGACACAATCATCTTCGACGAAATAATCGGCAGATGTTTGGTGAGTATCGCTTTGCCTTGGGTTTCGATCAGCTCTATCCATTGTGTACGCAGGATTTCACTTTCACTCGCATTGTTGCGCTGCGGTGGATATATCTCACGCCAGTTATCAGGCCGGGTAAGAATTTCAAAAATCTGTTTGTAGTGACCGGTGAAATAATGAATCCCACGACGGACACCATGTTCTTCCATGATTCGCTTTACAACTGCCGCACGTTTTGAATCAGGTTCATCCGAACGGTAGTACGGGTCAAGGAACCACATCATCAGATCAGATCCGTTACCGATGGCAACTTTCGTCCGATCAAACTTGCGCGGTTTCTTGTTGTTATTAAAGAACGCATTGAACATTGCCCAGAAACGTGGGTTGATGAAATACTCAATCTCATCAGGCGCACGCAACCACACATCAGATTCAATACGGTTCTCGGTGACACGATATCCACAACATGGACATTGTTTACCGAGGTTGTAACGGTGGGCGATCGGGTTATCGCAAGTGATGCTACAAATTGGCGCAGAGTTGAGCTGTTCATCAATAATGCGGTTTTGCACCAGCAGGTCAATCTGCTCAGCCACTTTGATGGGGTCACCACCAATGGCCAAGTCATTGATGATGGTCGGAGGTTTGATTTGTTTCGCTCCGGCCTCGATAAGGAGGTCACGCAGGTAATGATCCTGTGCCTCTAATCGTCCTGAGATTCCATAAAACTTTGGTGCCTGCATTTTTACCTCAACCAAAAAAAGATGGTGGTAGGGTGGGAGCAAAAGCTCCCACCCCGACTACACTACAAACGTATTACAGTTTGTAGTCGGTAAGGGTTACACCCAGACCGAATGTGTCGATACCACCAGTCTGGCCGTTACCTGACAGCACGAACGTTTCACCACCCTGGTTGTAGAACAGGGAGTTGTCCAGCTCGTTGTTGGCGTTCACGCCGTTCACCTGGAAGCTTGCTTTCTTACGCAGCATATCCAGTACGCAACGTGCGAATACCGGATGGATTGCCATATCCAGAGATTCGCCAGTAAAGCGCAGTGAACGGTTACCGTACATTGCAGAAGCCAGCTTAGCCAGGTAGATGCGCTGAGCATGACCTTCCAGCTCACGGTTAGCGTAAGACTGGGCGTGCATGTAACGGTACATTTCCTGCTGTTTGTCACCCAGGTGGGTAGCAACAGAGGTCAGGTCCATATCTTGCAGAGAGCGGTGTGCTGCGGTAGACGTGTACACGCCATCCAGAGTCGGCACTGCGGCTGCAACGATGTGGGCACAGGTGATGGTAGAAACGCCCAACTGCTGACCGAGGTAAGTAGTGAAGTTCACGCCATCAACATCACCGAACATGCTGTTCAGGACGTTCAGCAGCTGACCCAGGGTGTTGGTGTTACGCAGAGCAATCTCAGCGAACATGTTGGACAGACCACCTACGCCGTTACCCGCACGATGACGGACGACCAGCGCAGCAGAGCTTGGTGCGAACACACGCAGAGCGCGGTCAACCAGCTCACGAGAGCTATCCAGTTTACCCAGGTCAGGAGCCTGCTCTGCACCCCAGCTCAGATGAGAAGCCAGTGCGGAGAACTTACGATCCTGTTTGTTCAGGGTGTTGATGTACAGGTCACGCCAGCCGCCGTTCTGTGCGATATCCGCGAACGCGCCGAATGCGATGAACTGACGCTCCAGCGGGGCTTTAGAACCTTTCGCCTGAGAGTCAATCAGTGACACAACAACTTCACCTTGCAGCTGTTTCAGATCCTGTACGCCATCCACTGCCTTTTTCAGGCCGGTGAAGCGCAGGTTCGGATAACCGCAGCTACGAACCGGTGGGTACGCAGTTGGGATGCTATCGCTCAGCAGGGTTGGAGTATCGCTTTCCTGATTGGTCGGCGTATGCTCAACGTACACAGCGATGTCCGCACGGTTCGGGTGACCGTTGACGTCAGTTGCCACACCGGTTTCTGGAGTTGCAACGTTCGCTACGAAGCGATCGGTTTTCTTCAGCACGATGGTGCCCAGGTAACCAACAGCACGACCGAACACGCCCAGCAGCAGCTGGCCCATCAGAGACTTCGCCCAGTTGATGTCAACCACATTGCCAGAGAAGTCCGGCACACAGTTAGTGATCATGTAGTGGACGTTATCGATACCGTGGTCTTCACGGATAGACTCAGACACCTTCGCCAGCACATCTTTATTGATGAGGCTAGACAGGGTGAAGTAATCTTCCTGACGGTTGGTGGTTTCGTAGATACGGATAGACTGGCCCTTCTCGAAGAAGACCAGACCGTACAGCCATGCGCCGTTCAGTTCGCCAGCAACGTATGCGGCAGAACCCATTTCGGCAGAGATGCCTTTTACCAGACCGTAACGGAAACGGGACAGGTATTCATTTTTCTCAGCAGCTTCTTTCAGCAGACGGACGAAGTCGTTTGCGCTTGAAGAAGAAGAAGACCAGTCAAAAGCTTGGTCGAAAGAATCGACGTGGTTGCCAGTGCTGTAGTCAGCAGCCGGGGCAGCTTTAGTGGTGTTCTGAGATACGTTTACAGTCTCCGCGGCAGCAGCAGCTTGAGCTTCAACGTGAGTGTCATTTTCGCCAACAAATTTAACCATGGTTATATAATCCTTGAAAGATAATTAGTACGAGTAAGTTCACAGTGATAATATCAATCTGTAAAATTGTGGGATACAGTTAAGCCGTCGCCTAATGAATAACACATAACAGAAAGAATAACCGGAACCGTCACAATGATAATATACATCTGTAATTTCTTTGACTACGACCTAGTTCCTATGTGGTAACACAGGAGAGAATCATGTTCAGTCAAGCCGAATTAAAGCAAGTGGAAATCAAAGGGCATAACGTCGACCCTACCGCTATACAATTGGCAGCTCTTGTAAAAAATAACCACCAACGTATTCGCAACTACTTTGACTCGGTACAGACCCGTGTAGAATCCGGCCACCTCATCGCGAAGTTAATCTCAGCCATCGGTTACTCAACAGACCCCGACTACGAAACCGTAGAGTGGGCTTGTCGTCGACGGTTGATTGGTATCGGCAATGCCGAACGCTTAACCTCGATGGGTGAATACGGAAAAGTCTTCAACGGTATGTTCATCGAAGGCCAAGATGAGATTATCTCGCTCGTGGCCCGCCCAATCGATCCTGAGTTATCCTTTCGCGAATACGCACCGGTCCGCTACCTGTATCACGAGTATACCAATCTAAACTGGCAACTCGGGAATGGCAAGCCGCGTGGGGTGAGTATTATCGAGATCAATCTCGTAGAGCTGCTGTGGCAACACGTTAAAGCGTTTGCCTATTACAACCGTTCCAACGAAGTAGTGACCAGCCCGACGTATATCTGGCGACACGTTATCAGCCGTATGCTGCCGAGCTATATGGATATCTCGCTACTCAACATCCATCGCTTTGTAGCAATGGGTCAAGATATCGAGACGGATCAACCTTTGCGAACGATTCCGGTTCCGCCGCTGCGCGATATTGCTATCCGCAACGCCACCCAGACACGTCAGTCGCTTTTGACGGGTAATCCAATACCGGGGGTCGTATTGGCACACATCATCCAGCCGTTCCAATTCCCATTAGATGGAGATCGGACTGCGATTGACCGCATCGTTCACCGTGATCCCGGATTAACATTCCAGGGCTCGTGGCATCTGACGTTGGTCAACTGGCATTGGATGCTGTACTGTCTCCAGTACAACAAAGGTCACATGGATGCGTACCTGAAGGACGTCTCGTATGAGATCGGTCGCTACTCAGATACCAAGGTCTTAAACAAGTTGCCAAAGGCGGTCTATAACCACTTCCGGCAAACCCTGATTCAGCCCTTGTTAGACCATGCTGAAAAATGAGAATTTACTCCCTCCCCCGTAAACCACTCAGGTTTACATATAATAGGGAATAACTTGTAATTGCACTCGAAAGGGTGCAATTACCTCATTTTATTTTTTTGACTGGTAGTAGCTGATGTTCAATTGAGAACACACATGCCCCACGTTGTCGTTACTAAAGCGCTGGAGATGGTAGTTACCGTCTGGAGCAACCACCACAAAATCCAGCTCAACGATGTCGTTTGGTGCATTTAGCGTCGGGCCGCGGGTGTCCTCACCGACCGACACCTTACCCTTTAAACCCGGAAAGCGGTTCAGGAATCCAGCCAGCGCAGTAACACGACAGTGTCCCGCCAAGCCGTAGTCGAGATCAACCTCTTCGAAATCCCAGACAGCAACGTAACGGTACTGGGCTTCTTTCAGCAGGCGTTTGGCCAGCGTACAGTTCGGGTTCATCTCCACAACCAGTGTCGTGCCTTTGCCACCCGGTTGGTAAACTTTGTTCGCCTGCGGCATTCGAAAATGTGGGATAATTTTGTCTTCATCGAGTTCACGATGAAGGGCTTCGTTATACCCGGACTTTTCATTGGCATCGTCGATGATTGCAGCGATACGTCCCGCGATAGCGTGCTGTATCTGTTTCAGTTTACCAAAACGTTTTAATTTCTTCACTTCTTCCAGCAAATCGTACTTCATACTGCGCCCTATGAAATGATTGGCATGGCGTGGCAGTTAATGTCGCGTTTCTTCTTCGGGTCGTAAGCCTGAATGTGAATCCGCTCTCCTGCTCGCCAGACCATGATGTTCTCGTACCCCTTTTCGGTGTACTCCTTGCGTATCTCCGCGATGCGCTCGTTTGACGATTTGATGTCATGATACACGACCAGCCACCTTAGTGCTTAGGGGGAAACCGCTTAGGGTGTCGTGCCCGATAAGCGTCTTCCTCAGCCATTACCTGTTCGATACTTTTCTCTTGCAGGCACAGCCCTGCCCACGTACGCAGAATAAAATCCACCTGTTCATGCTGTGGGTCAATGTCTGAAGCTTTACCCTCCCAAATAACAGGAGGGGTTACTTCTTGCCTAGGGTAGCATAACGACGACCCTGCCGGTACCGGCCCAACGGTTTGGTTGGGCGGTATGATAATGTTGTTAATGGTTTTATACGGTTGGTTAGAAATAAAACGCGCCGTGATTTTATTCAGCGGCATCCTCTTCCCCATCTTCATCTTCTTCACCCTCTTCCGCATCGCGTTCAGACTTCTTGATATACTTCACATCTTTCAGTTCCGGCAACACTTCTTCGGCATCCAGAGATTCACCGTAGTAGTCGGACAGCAGACGCGTGCGCTTCTTATCAATCATGAAGACGCCCAAGCACTCAAGAACGTGGTAATACGGTTCTACCGTGGCAAACGCAGTACGGCGTAAATCTGCCGCGGCAATCAGCTCCGGTGGGATACCGTGGTTCTCTACCAGATACTCTGGCAGGATTAAGGTAGCGTACGTACGACCATTGGTGTCTTCAAACCACTGCTTCGCACCATTACGGATGACCGGGTCTTCGATAGACTCAATCCAGTCCTTCATGGCTGTTTTAGAGCCTAGGTTCACTGGCAGTTTCACCGCATCGTACGGTGGTTCTTCAAGATACCCATACTTCGGCCCAAAGATGGCGTTATACATGCGATGGTAGTGATAAGACTTCTCATCACCCTGATACGCATCACGGGATTTGATGTTAGTCGTTTTCAGGTACCCTGCATTACCGGCGCGCAGTGAGTCTACAACGTTGTGCTCGATAGCCGCCACTTTCTCCAGCAGTGGAACGATTTCGATACGGTCACCGCGTGCAACAATCATACACAGTTCACGAATCGTTTTCTTGAACTCCTTCATGATAACCGGCGGAATGTTAGAGGTACGCAGGGACACACCCTTAACTTCCAGCTCTGGGTC